TAAGGTGTTGGAATATCTCCATTGTCCAGTGGTTTTGGGTCACCTTCTTCACCATCAGCATCATCTTCATCGTAAAACCCGTTAGGATAAAGTACTTCATCTAGATCAATTACAGTCTCAGTAAGTTTTGGTTTGTACTTTTCCTTGAAGTCTTCCCAACTGGTGCTCTCTAACACATCAGCAACATGCTTGGCATCATATTCTGCACTGCTTACTTCGTCAATGGTGATATATGCACTGCCTGCATCAGCACCATTGACATGTTCAATGTCATCCAATTCATACCACTGTCCTAACCAGCGTGGATCTTCATCATCATAGATAGGATTCTCATCATTTTCTTCATATGGATCCCACATAGCATGTGCAACAATTTGTTCTTCTTCAAATGGTTGCCAAAAGTCATACTGTTCTTCTGTGAGACGTCCTAAAACAATCTCACCACCATAACCATGAATAGTCACTCGAAAATATCTTTTAGCCATTGTCTTCTCTCCATTGGCGTTCGCGCATGTAATCCTCATAACCCAGTCCTTTGATGCGCTGCTCGAACTGGATATCGCTTTCTATAACTTTGTCTTGTGTGTATTTAGACCACGGAGTAAACACATTGGTATTTTGTAAATCATGCACACGATGTGTCCATACACCTGGATTGCTTGATTGAAAGTCTTTGTCATCAACTTTGATACAAGCATTGTAGTTAAACTGTTTGATGTAAGGAACTTTGACGCTTATCATACTGATAAAGTTGTCATGTTCATCATAACCACCTTCTAACACCCACTCACAATGAACAACATCAAAGTCCAGTGTTACCATGAAGTCTTTGTGTTTTACAATGTTTTTTACAAGAATATCCCAATCATCACTGGGTTCAAAACTTTGATTAGCACCCAAGTAAATGTGTCTACATTCATGCTTTTGAGCAGTGCGTATGATCTCATCTGCATCTTGTATGCCAACAACAAATAATGTGCGCATACTGTATGCTGGAGTAAACTCAACTTCGCTGCCTACAAAGTAGACAACATTATCATGTCCTTTGCGATCCATTAGTGCATTGTCTTTGGTGTGGATGCAAATAATGTACTATCAACATTTTGCAAATCTGTGAGTTCATCTTTGATTGATAGTTTAAGTTTTTTTAGTTCTTTTAGTTTCTGATCTTTGCCACTGTCAAACTTTTGTTTGAGTTCACCTTCTAGTTTGTCTGTGCTTTTGCTTAACCTAGCGTGTCTGTCTTCCAAATACAAGATACGATCTTCTAAGTCCATATCACACCTCTGTGAATAAATTGTTAAACTGTGTAGTAGCGTTTTGAGTCTTTTTACCTTTAAAGCCTCTTGTACCTATAATGTCCATAAAGTATATACTATTCTTAGCAATGATGTCAAGTGATTTCTCCTTGGTAGGCGCACTAAAAACATCATTTACAATGTCACGAAAACGTTGTGTATTTGACCACAACATGCCGGGCATAACACCTGCATCATACTGTCTGTTTGCTTCTTGTACTGCGTTGATGTGTGTCCAAACATTATGACCCATCAACAGTGCATAACTAAAACTGTCCCATGAAGTCTTGCCTTCCTTGCCAATCTTGTTTAGCATGCCAGGTCCATAATGACAGATGTCCATCATTCGCATGTGTTCACTGATTGGGCTGTCTTCCCATATGGTGTGGATACCATCTGTGATACAACCATCACGATACAGTCTTGTGTCATTGAAATACTTTTTGTCATCAGCAGTTGGTGACATACGATATACCCACTTTTGATCATGTTCAGTGACCACATTGGTGTACACTTGTCCGTTTGCTGTGGCAAGGAAAGGACTTGCACAATCAAAACTTATTGTCAACGTAGGATTGTAGTTTGCTCTCACTGCACGTTGTACATCCGTGAGCAGTGTTGCCCACTCCAGTTTTGAAGTTCCCAAGAAGTGCATCCAGTCATGCTTGCCGCTTTGTAGCAGTCCATCATAGTGTAGATGTACAATGCGTTCAAGTATGAGGTGAATGTCACACATGTTTTGTCCACCCATGCCCCATCCATCAAAGTGATTGGTTGGGTACTGTGTGTCATTGCAGTAGTGTTTTACTTGGTCATACCATTCATGTGCATTTTGATGATTATCACCCTGTAGAACATTTAGGAATTTTGTGCCACCATTTTCTTTGCCTTTGCGATTGGCAATAAAGTATTCGTTGTTGAACTTGGTTGCTTCTACTGCTTCATGCACTTGTGTGATGCAACTGTTGCGACTGGCTTTTTCATCATGCACAACCCAACTGGGTATGTCCAAACCCATGCTGTAATCAAAGTAACTGTCTAACCAAGTCAACACTTGTTTGCGTTTCTTGTCAGCATTGGCACAGGTTGCACCTGCACGCCAGTCTCCTTCCCATACACCTTTGGCAATTTGGAAGCCTCCACTGTCGCCTACCAGTATGTTGCCATCTCTGTTCATTTTTTCAGTGTCACGAACCATATCATCTTTTGGACTGTGACGTGTTGTATCTAGATCAGCATGTCCTGCACTGTACAGTGTCCATTTGTATTCAAATACACCTTTGTCACTGAGCCAGTTCATTGCTTCCAGTGCTGTGCCTTGCAAATGTGTAGGTATGCGATTTTGATCCACGTATTGATCAAAGCGTTGCTTGCCCACATAAGTGCCATAGAAACTGCTCAATGCTGGCAAGAACACTGCGTAATCATTTTGTTTATTGGTTAGATTGTCGTTCATCTATTTTACTCAATAACCTGTACGTTTCTTGATCATGTGTATCATAATATAACTTTATACTATTTAGATCACTATTGTCAAGTATCCAATTTTTCCATGCTTTTCTTTTGTTATTCACAGGATCATCTGTGAAGTTAATTGGATTGTGTAGATACTTGTATGGTGGAACAGGTATGCCTGTCCATTTTTCTATAGCATCCCATACACTTTTGGTGTTGTCATACCGGAAAAAAGTCATGCTGTTGTGTGGAAACACACTGTAAAAATAGTGCTGTACTTCTGTGTGATCGTCAAAGATAACTCTATCCTGTATCAGTTTCAGTGTTGCTTGACACTTGATGTCATTATCATTATTCCAATATCTATCAAGATATTCACTGATACCTGCAACCCAACGATCAACTGGATCTCGCAAACAACACAACACATGCACATGTTTTTCTATGCAATTGTCATGATGCATGGTCCAATTATTTTGACTTAGCCAAGTTTGCCAGTAACTGCTACTGCACTTTGGTATACAAACAACAGCAAGATCACCACAAGGACTAAGCAAATGTTGTCCTCGTGGATGACCTTTGTGTTGCCATCTATTGTCCATTACTTGCTTTGTGCTGGAAGCAAATAACGATACACAGCAAGTCCACTGTCTACAGTGATCTCACCCACACCATCATCACTGAACTTGATGCGTGTATCACCTGCCAGGCTCAAAATCTTTGATACCTGTTCTACAGGCCATGCCCAACCACGTTTGAGTTCACCACCAACATCATGTTGGAACACAAAGTTGCCTGCGTGTGTGCTTTGATCACCAAAGTAAAACTTTAAGTCTGTGCCTTCTGTTTTAGCAATAAATGTAGTTTCGTCACTGTTGGCACTGATCATGAACTTAAAGCGTTGCACACTGGCAACACTGGGTTCAAAGTCCACACTCCATGGCACACTTTTCATTGTAACACTTTTTAGTTTGTCGTTAACAATTTCACTGGCCATAAAACGATAGTCATTCACAAAGTCGCCATTTGCATTTTCAAAGTGAATGCCAACAGGTACTGTTGCACCATTGCGCTCTTGTGTGTTGATGCTGATCTTAGAATTTTCTTGATACTCAGGAATCTTCAAGATGATGCTGAGCTTATCCAAGTTGGGCATGCCAAATGTGCCAATAAAGTCTGCAACTGGAGCATGTGTTTCGGCTTGCAGTATAACACTGCGGTCTTCTGCAAGTCCTTCAATTTTTGTTGATTTGTCATTGCCTGTGACTTTGACTAGGTCAATAAAGCCAAGGTTGTGCGTATGCTGAACAATGTCAAGTAAATAATCTTTCATTGATAAGTCCTTTTGTTATGTTATGTATATTGTATTTAGAAAATGTGTAGAAGTCAATAAAATTATTTTGCTAGGATATTTTCTACCATTGGTGCACTGGTTTTGATACTGTGTAATTCACCTGGCTTTTGTAGTATAGCACAGTTCCACACACCATTGTTTGTTGTTTCAGTTTTTACAACATCCCATCCTATGCTAAATGCTTTGCCCAATGTAAGTTCTTTTGTGCTGTAAAAGCGTAAACCTTCCAGTGTGTGTTCTAAACTGGCTCTTTGATCACAGTCATTGTATGTAATTAGCATTTGTCCGCCGGGCAGTGTGTGTTTATAAATCTGTTGCATGACATCGCCTTGCTCATCCAATGGCATGTATTCAAATTGATTAACACACACAGTCAATCCCAATTGTCTAGGCAACTCCTTAATACGATTGTATGTTCTCAATCTTTGTTTTGCATAGAAATCATTTAATTTTTTCCTAACTCTTTTGATACATACATCATTGTTGCTAACAATGTACAAGGGCTCACTGGCAAGCATTTTCTCAATGAATCGTGAATCTATAGGATTGATGACACATCCTGCAAATCGCCAGTCACTGATGTTGTGGATTACACTACAAAGTAATTCAACAAATTTCCTGCTGATGTTTTCATCTCTAATGTCCAATAATGATTGTTCAACAGTTTGTTGGTTGTACCTATTATAATCATACTGTAGTATTCCACGTTCTTTGCTGTGGATCACTGTGTTTATTTGCTGTTTGACTTTTTTGCTGGTGGCATGATATTGTGCAAGCAAACTTGTTATTTGAAGATTTAGATCTACAAGTTTGTCAAAATTATCTCTGTCTTTAAACATTTTTCTATAATGATCAACAACATCATATTCAGATTTGAATTGTTTTACATCATGTGCAGTATGTTCGCCCAGGTCAGAAAACTTGTTTTTGATAAGACTGAGTTGATTAATTTTGTCTGCCAGACTCATCTATACTGCTCCTACTTGCAGTATTTATGTGCGTACTTTATTCAAAACTAAAAAGGCTGTCAAATGTGCTTGCTGTGTTGGTGTTTGCTTTTAAATCCCAATCCAGCACACCCAACAAGTTACTAATCTTTTGATCAACAATAGTTGCTTCCATTAGACTGTCATCAAAGGGCAGTGCTTTAAACCAATCTGGCAAGTGTGTGGCATCTGTTGGATAGCCTATGCTGGTCCAACCCAATGGATTGGCTTTGAGTTTGCACACAATAGTTTTCATGCCATCAATGATAGGTTCACTGTACTTGTCACTGTTCATGCGTTTGAGTGTGTTCCAGTTCATGCCTGCTCTCACATGTCCTGGCATGTTGGCCTTGCCCTCACGTTCTTCACGTTTGCTGTACATGGTGAGATTGTTAACACGTTTGGGTGTGCCTTTTTCCCAGCCTGGGCGTTCATGAAACTCTATCTTAAATGTTTTGATGCGTTCAATCACATGCTCGGGACCTGCACCTGTTAGCACTTCCAACAGCAACTCGCTCATAAAGTCCTGCATGACTTTGGGTGTGTCACTGCGCTTGAGATCCAATCCCATTGCTTTTACTTTACCTGGCTTGCCATCTGTGTCTGTGCGGAAACCTTCATTGTCTATTACCAATGCTGCATAACGTTTCTTGGTGATGTACAGTCCTTTTGTGGCCACAATCTCTCGACCACTGGCAATTATCTCTCCCAAGTGTCTGGGGCAGTGATGCTCACGTTCCATAAACGCAGGATACGTTTCATTGACTGCGGCACCCAATTGATCATACAGTGCAATGCATTCATCCTTGCCCCACTTCATTGTGCCATTGCCCACTTGATCTTTGATCACAGGCCATGCACTGAAGTACACACTGTCTGTGTCTCCATAGATCACACACTTGCCAACATGATCATATTCTTCTGTGAGCAGTTCATTGCACTTGGCACTCATGTGTTTGGCAATGCTACGTCCTGTGAGTGTTGTGCTTTGCCCAATGCGCTTGTCAAAGAATCTACAACCAGGATTAAGAATAGCACCATACAAACTGTTCAAGTTAATCTTCTTTACAAGTTGCCGTTTGTCCCAGTACACAAATTGATCATTGTCTACACCTTGTGTGTCTTTGGCATTCTTTTGTAGCACCTTGCGTTCTGCATACCATTGTTCTAGCAGTCCTGGAATGATGCCTTTTTTCTCATATGTAAAGATTGTGCCGTTTGCACTCAGCGTCCATGGCTGGTTGCTGTCAAACACCAAACGCCACACATCATATGCACTGCACACATCCTCGCCGCCTGACTCCCAATCAATTGTAATTTCTGTACCACGTTCCATGGCCATCACAGCAAGATATTCTTTTGATCCAAACTGTCCTTCCCATGCATCAGCAAAACTTTTCTTTTGATCCATCAACTGCTTGATGCTGTTCTCAGTCATTGTAGGACGCAGTTGTCCTACCACAGTTTCTGGACCCATGTTGAGTGCGCGGATCACACTGGGATACAGACTGTTCAAGTCCATGCTACCAATCCAGTCATGCAAACCTTTTTTAGGAAATGCAACATATGCACCAGCAGCCGCAGTGTTGCCTTCATGCTGTTTTCTGTTGGGCACAACCATACCCTGGTCATGTGCAAAGTTAATGATGGCTTGTTCTGTGAGTGCAACTGCACCCATTGTTGTGGGCAACAGCACTGTGTTTTCATGTGCCAACACATTGGCCAAGTCAATAAACTTCAGTTTGTCATCCAGTTTTTTTAGCAGTGCAGTATCTTGCCTGTTGTAGTCAATAAACTTTTCAAAGTCTTGATTGTATAACTGATCCAGTGTGCCTTCATATGCAACCTTGCGTTCATCTAATTCATACTCGCCAATGGCATCTAAACTGTAACTGTGACGCTCTTCATAGGTGTATTTGCGATACAGTTGCATGTAGTCCAAATGTTGTCTGCCATGCAAATCAAATGTGATGTTTTCTGCACCAAAGCGTTCAAATGTACGCTTCTTTGGCAACTGCCCAAACAAACAAAACTTGCGTGTGTCATCTTTGCTGAGAACTCTTGTCACACGGTTCACAGTGTACGGAATATCATATCCTTCACTGTTCCAACCACTTAGCACATCTGCATCTTCAATAAGATCCAAAAACACTTTGAGCATTTCCGCTTCGCTGTCAAACAAGTATGTGTTGTCAAATCTAGCACACAGTTCCTTGGCAGTAGTCATGGTCATGCCGCTGGGTGGCACAGCCAGTGTTACAAGTTGATCTGTCCAGTCCATATACACACTAATTGCAGTGATAGCATTGAACGGATCATCTGTAGGTGAATAGCCTCGGATTTTGTCAAAGTCTACTTCAATATCAAAAAATGCTGTTTGCAGTCTAGGTGCTTCTGCACCTCTGTAGTTGTCTGCTAAACAACGAAAGATTGGATTGATATCACTTTCCCAAAGCCCATCTTTGCCTTGCATTTTAAGTTCCTTTTGGAACTCTTTGCCATTGCGTGTGCTGAATCTACTCACAGGATCACCATATATGCTTTTAAATTTGCCACGTGGATCATTGTAGTAGAATACATAATTAGCAGGATATTCTCTATACTCACGCCGACCGTCAACACGTTCTACAACATGTATTCGATCTTGTTGTCTGTCAAACCAAGCGTCTACATAACTCATCAAAGAGCTCCATATAGTTGTACTAGTGCAATCAAATTCATCACAGTAAACCATGCACACAAGATCACTGCAAATGCTGCTCTTCTTATTATAGTTGAAATCACACCCAAAATGCTACCTATTAAATACAGTGGTACAAATTGCCAACCATTGGGATCAAGTATTGTGATGCTGAGTATGGCACTTGCTGTGACCAGCATCAGTGTTTCGACCATTTCACACCAAAATGCAAGTGGACTCAGTCTGTAACTGTTTCTAAAAAATTTGTAAATTTTGCGTGTGTATTTGTATTTTCTCAGACGATGCATTAAATCTTGCCCACTGTAGCAAGAATGTTCTCCAGTGTAGCATAATCGTCGCTTGTTTTATCAAAGTCTGCTTTGTATGCTGTGCGCACTGCTTTTTTCAGCACTGTGGCTTTGATTTGCATTTCATCAGCAATTGCTTTGATTGTATCGTTAAGACCTTCGTTGAGGTCATCAACCTCTTGCATCACAGTCAAGCCTTCGTTGACCAGTTGAGTGAGTTTTGCTTTTTCCTCACTATTGAATACACGATCCATGTATGTCTCCTATTTAAGTTTACTTATTATATGACTTTAAACCCTGGCTGTCAATCTTAAAATCATATGTAAGATATTCACCTGGATTGAGTACACCGTATTGTGTACTGTTTGTGTTGCCACGCAACACCTGTTTTATTCCACGACCACTGCGCTTTTTTGCTTCACTCATTGTGCTGCGATTTTGATCAGTTGCTGGTATGCGAAAGTTTTTTGGTAGCACTTTATCTGGTTCTATTGCATACACATACAATTGCTCGCCATCTATACTTTCAACATGATACAAATACAGTGCTTCATTTGGAATGGTTTGCTGTATTGGATACCCCAACGTGTTTACAATGGTGTTATATCCAGTGAAAGCACAAAACATGCTCAGTGGTATCACTATTGCCATCACAACAGCATTACGCCAAAAATGTATGCCAATGGCCAACACTATGATTGTGAGTGTTGCCATGCTCAAAAAGAAAGGCACAAGTTGTAAGTCAAAATTTAATATGGGTCGTATGCTCCTCTTGGTCTGGTGGCATCTACTTGGCCGTTGCTGATGATACTGCTTTCCAGTGTGTTGTGTCCTAACCAGTCACCATCTTCGCTTAGTTTAAATCGCACAAGACTTATTTCTTGTCCAGCCTCACTGTAAGGATATTTACTGATGAACACTTCGTTGTAGGGATTGATTTTGATAACTTGCACAGTGATTGTTCCGGGCAAGTCTTTTGTAGGTTTTCCGTTGTGTACTGTGTAAAGTTTGTTGTATACATGTGCCATCACCTGATACTCGCCAGCAATGATACCTCTCAATGTAACAACTTCTCTGTTGAGCTGTACTGTTTTTGTTATGTTTCCCATGCGAACTTCATCACCATTGAAACCCAAATCATCTTTCTCTAGATTCATTAATCCTGCTTGTTTGTTTATAAATGCAACTGTGTTGCCTGCAGGATCTCTAACCCACAGATCAATGTCATCATTGAGATAGTGATCCCATTCAATGCTGATCAAAAAGTCTGCTTTTTTTTCAACATCACCTTTTTTGGATATAGGATTTATCAGTATGAAAGCAATCACAAAAAGATACACAAATCCAATCACAAGATTGAACAGTAAGTCAGTAAAGCCTATGCTGCTTTTAAATTTTTGTTTATCCTTCTTCGACATTGACCAATTGAACCTTTAACAACTGACTGCACACCAAACCCACAAGTGTTGTGTACAATGCTGTGCTCATGCCCAATGCCATGTCTGTAAGTGCAGTTTTTACACTGCCAGTGTCTGCTACGTTGAGACTTTCAAAACTACCTCCGAGCATGAGAATAAATCCAATCACAGTACCAATCATGCCCATTGCAAGCAATAGTTCTGTGATAAACCAACCTATATTGATGTTAGCACCTTGTTTTTTGCCTTTGGTTTTATTGTATGTGATCCAACCTGTAAATCCACTAGCAATAAAATAAATTGTAATAATACCAAAACTTAGTCGTGTGGTATCTTTTGCTATTAATGCATCAATAAAACCAAAGATATACAAAGTAAAAAATGCTGCAATACTAATACAAAATATTAGCCACCAGCGAAGAAACATAGACATCAAACAAATCCTTTTACCATTTACGGCATGACCAATAACGTGCTTTAGTCTTCGGTCCTGGATTGTCGCAATTGTGTCTAGCTCTGAAACTCTTACGAGCCGCTGGATTAGATTTACGGATTCTCATTGCTTTGCCTTTGACGCTGCTACCGCCATGGCCAAAGTTGACTTTTTTAACGTTGCCAGTTTTAGGATCTTTAACATAAACTTTAAACTTCTTAACATCGCCTTGCATAGGTTTGTTTAGTTTTACTTTGCGACCTTGATACTCTGCCTCAAACGTCTCTGCTTCGTCAATGCTGTATCCAAGATATCCAAACTCCTCGAAAAACTGATCATCATCTTCGAAAGTAAGTTCTGTATTATCTTCAACAAATTCATTTAGTCGCATTTCAAACTCCTATACTGTATTTATTTAGTTTGTACCTTATCCCAATGTGTGTAAAAAGGTTGATCTTCAAATGTAGGACACATTCTACAAATGCTGTGTGGCTTTGCATAGTTGTTGATCCAAGCCTGTATGTCTTTGTCACTGTCTTCAATGCCCACACCATTGTATTGTAAATAAGGTTGCCAATCAGCATCATCTAACAAATAGTGATCACCTAGCACCTGTTGTAGTAATGCAACACTGCTACACTTGTACAATCTACCATTGTACAGCAACGGACAATAGGTTTGACTGCATTCTTTGTGTGCTTCTATGGGATTGTTGGCATATGGTTTCATATCATAGTAGTTTGTACCACGCCATGAACGTGTGAATCTATTGCAACGATCTATTGTGAACATCAAACTATAATCATCATTTTTGTATTGTTCAAAATCATCTTCACATTGCACTTGATCCCA